ATTGATGGCGTTAAATTCGATATGCGTGATGGCATGGATCAGTGCCGCTAATCCCTCGTGAGTGCTCATGCGGCGCTTAGGCACATCGCCCGGCGCAACCAAAACGGGTTTGTCAGGGCGTCCCGGTTCGAGGATGGGCTCGGGTTCATCGCATGACGTCAGCGTTAATAATCCATCTTGCCAGGCTTGTGCGGTTTGTGCGGTCAGCCGCAACTTTTCTTCGGCCGTGCAGGCCATGAGGCAGTCCTGGGCGGCGTCAAACAAGGATTCCATGCCGGCTTTTCGAGAGCTGTGTGAGAAAAAGAAATCGGATTTAAGCAAAAACGCTATTATATCTTTGCGCAGTAGGCCGGAAAAAATTATATGAGACGGAAGCACAAATTAAATGAGACGCGCCGGATTATATGAGATTCCGGCATGTTTAAACTTATTTAAAATTCCGGTGCTTTAATTTTCGGGATATCGTTGACCGTGATGATCATCTTGCCTTTGATCGTTTTAGCCAGTTCGGCCAGCCGGTCGTATTGATCCAATCCAAAGTCGACGACGGGCTGTGGCTCACAGGTTTAGTCTGTGGGTTACGACGGCCGGGTTATATGTTATCCCGGATAGCGATCCCAGATCTCCCACGGGCCGACACGCATCATATTGGGGTTCGCGCCATTGGAGTATAGGTTTACACCCAGGCGGTTAATAGGCAATCCTTCCGGATCAGACAGTCTGCCGCCAGCGTAATCGCAGATGGTTATCTTCTGCTCGCCGTCAGGTTGCACAGTAACCCACCATCTGCCGGTAGTTAAATCGTCTTTATCTTGAGGCGGATTGTAAAACCACTCGAAAGTATTCCATCCGGCAAACGCTGATGGAGCAAGAAAGTTAGTATGTTGTTGAGGACTTTGCCAAAGTTGCACAGTAGGATAGCCCGGAATCCCGCCAACCCCAACACCATTAGCGTTACTGTCCACAGTGCCTATATAATAAAGACCGTTATTACCCTTAACGACTTCGATTTTTAGCCGAAAGACACCGAAGAATTTACCTTCCCAACCGCCTGATTTTGCCCACAGAAGCTCGATGTAATTAGTTAGAGCCAGATTAGAAACGATATTAGGGTCAAGATACAACCTTATCTTGTAGTAATGAGTTTTTAAATTCGTGGCCGGGGGCGTGGTCGGGCTGGCGTTAGGTCTATCAATAACCAAATTGCATTGAGGAGTATTGGCACCGTCACGCTGGGTAAGCTCAAAGTAAAGCTCATTGCTATAATCATTAGGGCCGATAGGAGACGCCAAATCGCCCTTAATCCAGGCAGTGACAGCGTTTTCATCCATCAATCCGGCTTTGTTAGGAAGCTTATAAATCGATAGAGTGGCCAAAGGGCCGAATATGTTATATAAACTATCTGGAATCTTCCTTGCCGTAAAATCCTCGATAGCAGGTGTAGTAATAAGGTACTTATACCCACTATTTTGTAACGAAGGGAATACCGAACCACCGGAGAGTTCGCCTCTAACAACACCACTCCCCCAGACCGTCATAAAATCAGGCCCTGGCGTGACTGCAACTTTTTTAACTTTACCGTGGCGCGCACTGACTAGCATATTAGTTCCTTACTATCTCGACCATTAAAAACAAAAGATCGTACGAATCTCCCGCCGACTTAGCAGGCAACGCCACATTGACATACATACCGCCTAATGCATCGGTATTGATATTGCTTGTTTTTTCCAGCAAACCGCCATTTGTGGAACTGCCTTGATTGTCGGGATTTGCATAGCTTGTTCTGTAACTGGTTTTACTGCCGAAAGTAATTATTGGACAAAAATCCAGTGTATGGCCGTCCGTATTTGCAAAACTTCCGGCCCAGGCACTAGGATCGGATGAAACCACGTTATTCGTTGTGCCCAAATATAAATTAGGACTGAGTGATCCAGTAGTGCCATGTTTTTTTATCTGCCCCATTATTCTTATCACGCTATTCTGATTTAGCATGTATTGAGGGATATTAATTGTGCCGTGAGGAAATGGCGTTGATGCAGACAAAGACGCGGTTCCCAGTGAACAAGTTGGGGCCGCATCGGTACCAAAAACCTGAGAGTAGATAACCGCTCTGTTAGTTACCCATCTGCCAACTGCATGCATGTACACAAACCAAGCTTTATAAGCAGTTACAAATATACATAAGCCATCATTAACTGATGATTTCGGGATTGCTTGCAGTGCGGCCCAGTCTGCAACCGAGTTGGTTTGCGGCACGGCTAAACCAGTATCTGGATCGGTCAATCCAACCGGAACGCCGCCGGAATAAATCCAGCGCGGTACTTTAAGAGCATTCAACATCGCGGCTATACTAAATTGTCCCGTTTAACTCTCCCATGTAATCGAATCGATCTCTTCTGCCGTTGCGGCTGCTGCCACTGCGGCTTTTTTGGTTTCCAGCGTTTCATCGGCGTCATAGCCACGGTCGGATATCGCGCGGCCGAGCGCTTGCAGGTCTGCGTATGTCATAGTGTGTTTTGCTCCGGCGGCATCGCGCCAGTAGGCATTGGCCCGGACGCTGCCGGGTGACAGCACTTGCGCGAGCAGGGCGCGCGCGTCTGTGTCTGTTTTCCAGGTTTGCCCGGCGTGCGTGATGTCGGAGTATTCCAACGCCAGGCGCGCGGCTTCGAGTTCGGCTATTTTTGCGGCGCGTTTTGCTGGCAGCATGTATTGATTGCCGGTGCTATTCGGTGTCCATGCGCCGTTGTCGTATGTCCATCCGCCGGCAACATAAAATTCCGGCAGGCCGTCGACTTCAAGGATTTCCAGCAGCGTCACATCCAGGTTCTTGCACGTCCAACCATCGCCGGTCACCATTGTGTCGCCGAGCGCGAGCACGGGCGCTGCAAACAGCACCGCATGATCAGATCTGCGCCGGACGATTTTGATAGCCATTTACGCGGCGATCTCCACTGTTTTCACGCTGAGGTACGTGTCCTTGTTGCGGCACACCTCGATGACGTGCGCGCTATCTAACGCGGCGCAGGCAACGCGATTGTTGGACGCTTCTATTTTCTCCTCGATTTTTTCCGCAATTTCGCCGGCGATGATCTGGTCATCATCGGTGATCTTGATCTTCATGCCGTCTGTTCCCAGGCTGCCACCTCCTGTCCAGGTGGCATAAAGGTTATTGGCGTCGAGTTTGGCCGCATCGAGATCCAGCGAACCATTCGCGCCCACGCGGATCAATTTATTGCGCAGCAGCACTGGCGACGATCCGGAGATATCGACCAGCGAAATCATCAAATCAGCATAAGTGCGGTCGACGGCGGTGACGACCACGGCGCGAGTTGTGCTCATCACCACCAGGCCGAATTGCAGCGCGGGCGATGTACCGGGCATACCAGACAAATCGAGCACGCTGCCGGATGGCGCCGGGGTTGATCCGGTAATCGTCTGCAACCGCAGTTGCACCCGGTTTCCGGAGTTGTTACGGAACGCCACCACGGCTTTGGTGCTGCTCACTTTGCCCGCGCGCATGTGCGTTGCAGCGCAGTTTGTGCCGTCCGCCGCGACTTCCGCGCTCTCGTTGACTGCGCTGGATACAATATCGAGCACGCGCATTTTTGGCGTCGTGCCGCTTGAGCCTTGATAAACCGCGAGCAATTGCGTGGAGGATTGCGCGCACACCGCCGTGCCGCTGCCGCCGGTGGTGGCGTCGATCTGTTTGGCCGTGCCCGGCGTAAACGTGGTGCTGGTGGTGATATCGAGCACCACGGCTTTGGTTTCGCCGGTTGATTTTTTATAAACCACCGTCGCCTGGCTGCCGGTTTGCGCGGCAATGCTGATGTCTTTGCACGCATCGGCAACGACTTGCGCCGGGGATCCGGAGGATGAGCCGTAGTTGAGCACCACAGCATTCAAATAGGTGGTTGATTCGTTGCGGAACGCGCAAATCGCTTGCGTCGCGCCCAGCATTGCCACGGCAACAAACCGGGAATCGACAGCATTGAGCACCTCGGCGTTGCTGCCGGTGTAAATATCCGGCACCGGCGCGCCGCTGGCTTGCCATACCCCAGCGGATGAACCGGTATCCGAGCAATGCAGCGCGATGACCTGGCCGGGCAAAAGGTAACAGATAAAGCCGCCGCCGTTTTTATGCACCGAAACCCGGTAAGTCCCTGCGTTTTTAAGCACAAACACCGGAGTGCCCTTGGTCAGCGTGCTGGCGGCTGGCATGATGACCTTTTTGCCCGCTGCGGTCATGGCGATGATCTGCAAGCGTCCGCTGCTCGATGTCAGCGTGATGTCAACGGCGCTGCTGGTTGTATCCGCGCCGCCGTTGCCAGTTCTGATACGCGGCACCCAATTGGCTGGATCGAGTGCCGGGTCGGTTGTTCTGCTTCCCGAGCCTTTGTTGCGGTAATCTTGATGATCTGTCGGAGACCAGCGTACGTCGCCATCCGCGAATGTGCCGGACACCCACATTGCATTCGGCAGCGCCGCCACGGCGGCTTCCGCATCGAGCGCGTATTGTTCGACTTGCGCGCCGAGGGCATTGAGGGCCGAGCCATAGGGGTTAAGATTCCCCAGCGCCGCGTACCAGGCCGCATTGAATTCGCTTTCGGTCATCGTTAATTCGTTCGGCATAGTGCCGAAAAGCGGAACGGTTATGCTCATTAAATACCCCTGATTTTTACACTCAGTGAAGATTGTTTATGGTTGTCCGTTGAAATCTTGAAACGCTGGTACGGCCCGATCATCGTGTGCATTTGCTCATATGCAGAAATCGTTGGCATCGCCGACCAAACGATGGCTTTCCCGTTGCCAAGCTCTTTGAATTGCAGCGCGCGGTTGATCCGATTGGAATCGATCACGATGGGCAGCTCAAGCCCCGGCATGTTCGGCACCGGCTCAAAATTGGCCCGGCCAGCCTCGTATGTGATTGGCGAATAGTTTTCATCCTCAAGCGCCGTGTTCCACTCAACCTCGCCCAGATCGATCGCTATGCCGGTCGCAAAGCGCTCAACTTCGCAAACACCGCTAGGATGCGTGAGGCGCAGCGTGATAACCGGGTCGCCAACCGGCGGCACGTCGAACGTTGCAAACACTTTGTCGTAAATGAAGGGGGTGAATATTATTTCGTAAGGCGTTACTGCATAGCGCGCCAATAGATTTTTGCTGATCTGGAACACCACATCGCCGCCTATGCCGTTCTGTACCGTCAGTTCCACGTTTGCCGCCTTCAGACCAAGCAGCATGATCGAATTGATGCATCGGCCTGGACGTATCACGGTAGTGGCCGGAGAACCGCCCACGCTTGGCAATCCGCGATTCCACTCGAACATACGCCAGCGGTTGGTGTAGCTTTTCAGAATCCACCACTCGTTAGAAATTGCGGGCAGTGTCGGCGGCGCGTGATTTGTGTTGCCGGATTGCAGCGACTCATATACCAGGTGGCTATTCGCCGTAATTACGCTTACCTTGTCAAATTCCGCATAAGTCGGCACGGGGCTCCATGCAGGCTCGGATGCGGACGGCTCGACAATCGAGCTGCTTACCAGCATCGCATCCGTAATATCAATCGGGATCATGGCTTTGACGTAACGCTTTGTCATGTCCCCGTCCTCAACACGATTTTTCCATTTGAAATCGTCGTTACTGCGTCCAGCTTATCGGACACACGCTTGTTATATGTCGTAGTTTCTTCTATCTTTCCGATTAGAGTTTTCAACTGCTCAACCACATCCGCATTGCTCAACAGCTTGGTCAGATCGTTATTGCTGGTAATTCTGCTCGGGCCGGTCGATTCCAGTTCCGGGCCGTTTTCGCCAACGATGCGCATGCCGCCGCGATGAAAACCGCCTTTTGCAAAGCGTGGAATGTCCGGGTTATCGCTAAAAAACTTGTCCGCTTCGGCTTGGGTAAATCGTCCGGTGGCAACGATCTGCGCCGATGACACGCCATATTTGCCCGCGTCTCTGGCGATTTCGTCCGGGGTGTGCGCGGTTTTGAAATAATCGATAATCTGCTGGTTGCTGATGTCCGGATTGCCCAGCGAACCGCCGCTGATCGCACCGCCACCGGCCGCCATGCTGGCCGCGTTGAATTTGCCGATTGCGTCCGCCAGTGAAGCAATGCCGGTATTGATGCCGTTCAGCGCATCGATCTGCGCTTGGCCCTGCGTCAGCAAGTTATCCAGCCGCGCGGTTTCGGCTTCAAAACCGGCGGTCAAGCGGTCGCGCTGCGCTTCCAATGCTGCCAGGCTGCGTTCATCGAGCGTGAGCTGATCGTCGGTCATTTTGCCCAAGCTGGCCACCAGATTGGCCGTTTTGGCTTGTTCGCGCGCATATTCAAAGCTGCCGGTGAATCCCGGCGCGCCTTTGCCCAATGTGCCCAGCGCTTCGCGCAGGCTATCGGCTTCCGGCAGCGCGCCACCGGCGCGCGCGGCGGAGATGGCGTCCTGAATTTGCTGTTTTGCGGCATCGCGGCTCATTGGCCGGATCTGGCTGACGGTGGCTTTGAGCGCATCGGACAGGGTGCGCAGTTTGCCGACCGATTGGGTTACATCCTCAATGCGGCCGTTGACGGTTTTAAGCGCGTCGTTATATTGCTGCGTGATTTTTGTTTTTTCCACTTCGACGGCTTTTTGCAATCCTGCGAATGCCGCGCCGGTCAGGTTTGCAGTTTCGGTGCGCACTTGCGCAAATGCCGGGGCCAGCGTTAACAGCGCTTGCAATGTTTCTTCGGTGATTCCGTTAACCTGCCCGAACGATTGCACAAGTCCACGGAATTGATCGCGCGTTAAATCGGTTGATAAACCGAGGCGTTTTAATTCATCATTAACTTTGCCTTGTACCGGTGCCAGGCGCTCGGCTTCGGTCAGGAAATTGTCGGCGAAAAAAGCCACTTTCTGATTCAACACATCCAAACCGCCCGCCGCATCGACAAACGCGGTACGGCCCTGATACGTGCCGCCATTAATCATCGCCTTCGCATCGGCGGAAGATTTACCCAGCAACAATTCAGCGCCGCTGACCAGTGCGTTGAATTCAGCGCCCAGGCGGCTGATTGTTTGGATTGATGTTTCGCCGCGTTTAGAGAATTCATCCACCGTTGGCAATAGCTTGCGCACCATTGCATCGGTCATGCTCTCGATTTCCTTGCCGATTTGTTCTTCCGTTAACGCCTTGCCTTTTTCCGATACCAAATTGATCTGGTAATGAAAATCCTTCAGCGCATCGGTGCTTAAACCCAGATCGCCGCCGACTTGCTTTAATGCGGTTGATGTTTGTTTTGCAGTATCGTTAAAAACACCGAATATTTCCTTGGATGCTTTCGATAAACCTTCCGCGAATGCGCCAAGCTGCTTTTGATTGTCAGTCCAAACGTCTCCGGTGACCGCATCGACACGCGCGAAATCCGTTTTATTGCTGCGGAACAAGCCGCCTTTTGCCACAAAGCGCGTTTGCAGCATGCCGGATTCAAAACCTTCCATCCCAATCGAACCGGTTAGCGATGTTTCTTTTTGTTTCAATGGCCCACGGCCAAACAGTGCATTGATCAGCGGGATGATCGGCATCATGTCGCCCAAGATGGGGATATCGCCGATTTTGTTCATAACATTACCAAACCCGCCGCCCAGCCTTTTGTCACCGGCCAGCATTTTCAAGCCTTGCGTAGCCGCGAAAGCGATGGCTAAAGGCCCGGCCGCAGCAGCCAGCCCAGCACTTAACCCGGCTCCAGCTGCCGCCATACCGCCAAATTCCGCACCAGCTCCAAGCGCTGTTCCAGCACCGCCAAGGTAATTCAGCCCACCCGCACCAAACACACCGGCCGTTGCCGCACCGCTAGCTCCGGCACCGAATGACGAGAATCCAAGTGCAGACGCGCCGCGCCCAATCAGCGAGCCGATATTCAGGCCATTTGATAAAAGATTCGAGCCGCTGCTGATGATGTTGCCAGCCCCGGCCGCATTGGCGGTACCGGCACCCAGCACACCGCTGAGCGATGCCCCGATATTGATGATCCACTTGCGCACGGTGAGCTGATACAACACATCGATAATCGCCACCTTGATCGATTCGCCGATGGACTGCATCGCGGATTTGCCGTGCGCGGCGAATTGCACAAATGCCGTTTTGGCAGTCTGCTCGACACCGCCCCACAATTGGTTCCACTCGGCTGCCGATTTTCTGGCTGCTTCCTCAGCCGCGCGCGCCGCATCCTGTTCGGCTTTTTCGATGGCCTTGATGCCTTCCATGCGCTCTTTTTCCGCAGCCATCAGTTCTTCTTGTTGCTGCGTCGCCATCGCCCAGGCTTGCGCCGATGCCATGATTTCTTGCGCCAGCTCTTCGGTCGGCGCTTTTGCGGCCTCCGTGGCTGCCACGAGCATTTTTTTCTGGATGGCGTTCAGGCCGATTTGCTCGGTTTCTAGCTTTAGGGCAGCGATGGTGCGGTTTGCGCCATCAATCGATTGTTGATAAGCGCGTTTCTCCGCTTCCGCGCGCGCATTGGCTGCCGCGATGGCGCGTTTGCTGGCTTCTTCGGCGGCTTTAGCGGCTTCCTCGTCGGCCTTTTTCTTGGCAATCGCCGCGATCTCAGCTTGCTGCGCCGCTTTCTGCCGCGCCAATCCTTCATCGGCAAGCGCTTGCTGGGCCGGATCGGCCGCTGCCGCCGGTGCATTGCTTTTGGCGATCATGTCCGGCGTTTTCAGGCCGATGGTGAAAAATGCCAGACGGTCGAGCCAGTCTCCGGACTCGATAACCTGCCGCATGTCTTTCAGGTAACCTGTCCATGAACCCAATACGATATCGACACCGCTTTTAACGGTATCCGTGCCGCCAACGGTTTTGAGCAGATCATCCCAGGCCATGCTGGCATCACGCGATGATTGGGTGATTCCCTGGTTCATCGATTCAGCGACGCCGTCGAGCCCTTGCTCTTTCATGGTTTTCAGGATCAGCGTGATGGCTTCGGCTTGTCGGCCGGTTTCCACCAGATCCTTAATCATGTCTTTTTGTGTCTCAGAAAAAGACACACCCGAGCGTTTCAGCGCCGTTAATCCTTCGTCCGGGCTTTCCAACGCTTTACCGAGTTGCAACACCGCCGATTTAAGATCGGTTTGCATGACCGCTGCCAAATTCGCGGATGTTTCCAGCGCCTCGCCGAAGCTGTTGCGCGAAATGTTGCGGAAAGTCAGCAAAACAGCCATCGAATCGCGCAGCGCGTCATCGTCGATGCCCAGCTTGTCCTTCATGCTGTCGGCCATTTCGTCCAGATTGGCTTTGGTCAACCCTGCCGCGTGACGGGTGCTATTCAGCACAGCTCCAAGCCGCAAGTGCGACTGCTCCGCCTGACCGGCTGCGGTAATCGATGCTTTTAGCCCGGCAACCAGTGCAGTACCGACGGCAACACCGGCCGCCGCCGCACGGGTTCTGAGATCGTCCAGCGCTACCTGTTGATTTTCGTACGATGTAATCGCCCGGTTGCTCGCTTCCACCGAGGCGCGCTGGGCTTGTGTCATCTCCATTTGTGCCGCGTCATACGCGCGCACTTGCGCGGATGTCATGCCGAGCGTATCAGCCTGGCGTTTCAGGTTTGCGGTAAAACGCTCAGCGGAAGAAGCCGCTTCGTTGTTTGCGCGCTTGGCGGTTTCGCCGAGTTGATTCAGTGCATCCTTTGATGCACGCGCCTCACCAACCAGACCTTTTCCGTCCGCCGTGATTTTTACGCCAACTTCGAGGTTTTTTGACATTTTTAGGCTTTACGATTGAGGATAGGGAGTGCCGCATCTTCCATGATTTCCAGCTTTGCCAATATTTCCGGACGGTCTTTTTTCTTGATGCCCAGCATTTTTAGCGTGCTCTCTATCGCAGGGCGATCCAGGCCGTCGTACACACCGGCAAAGCGATCAACGCGCCAGCAACGGCGCAGCCGCACAAAAACCATGACCGCTTGCCAGTTTTCCGGGAAAACCCCGAAGAGCTCGGTTTCATCGTCGTTTTCGTCGTCATCATCGCCTTGCTCCCGTTTTGCTATTGCTTCTTGCCACTCCGGCGGATCGGCGGCGCGGGGATCCATCTCCCGCTCCATCCGCACCGGCCTTGCTGCCCACCACCGGGCGGCGTCCTTTAGTTTTTTGCTGCTGCGGCCTTGTTGCCGTGCATGCACCAGATGTAGGATCTGACGATGCCGTTTCGTACGTACGGAATCGCTATTAGCTTTTCGCGGTTTTCGTCATTGAATTCGAGATGGTTTCCGTCCTCGTCAAAAACATCATCACCCCAGCCTGTCAGCACACGCCGCGCAAGACCGATATCTTTTTCAGCGCTTTCTTCCGCATAAAATGCGTCATATTCCTTTTGGCTGATCAGCTCGAATTGCGCGGTGAATTGCTGTTCTTTGGTTTCACCGCCGTCTTGCGGAACGTTAATCGTGATCGGCCAATTGATCTTTCTTGTTTTTTCGATTTTGAACATATTGATCTCCTTGGTTATTTGGGTTTGGGCGCACGCAACGCGCCCCAACGTTTTGCCCGGATGGGGGCGCAATCGCCCCCATTGGCGGTGCCGCCGGGTGGTTATTGGGTTGCGTACGTCAATTCGTTGCTGCCTGCATCGGTTGCGGGCAAGTAAATGGCATCCATTGCCAGCATGATCATGTTGTCGCCCTCGCTGGTGCGCGGGTTGGTCAGTTGCACGTTGCTTGCGGCGAGAATGGCTTTATTGCCAACCACGGTACCGTGCGTCATTGCCAGTGCGCCTGTGGTGCCCGCCCGGCAGATGGCATAAAAATCTTTCACGTCGGTTTTGGGCAGCAAGATTGCAACTTGGCCGGTAACCTGGCCGTCGACAAAATGCATTTGCTCCGAGTTCGGCCGGTTTTTATAAACGTTCTGAGCACCGCGATTGATCGTCAGCGATTCGAGCGCGGCTGCGTAGCCGTGGAGCGAGAAGGTGGTATTCGCCTTGGTAACAGCGACTGGTTTTTTGAATGCCGTGTAATCAGGCGTGCCACCCAGTGCCGCAACGCCGATTGCTCCAACCAACCCTTCTACAGTGACGTGGATGTACGCAATACCTCCCGCTGTGTATCGCCATTCGCAATTGCCGCGAACACCGAGCGCTATGTGTTGCACGCCGTCCCAGTTGAAATAGAATGTGGCCGATTCTTCACCGTCGGATATGATTCCGTATGTTACGGGCCCGGTTGTTGGCGTAACCGTTTCAGACATGGCGCAGATGCGCAGCAGCTTACCGTAAGCCGGTATCCCAACAACCGTACCCGCGCCGGAAACCTCGATGTCAAACTCCATTTTCACGGTGTCGCCGACATTAATCTTTTCCCGTGCGGCGAAGTACGGCCGGGCCGTGTTGCGCTCGGCGTATTTGATGTCTAATGGCACTATCGTGAAATTTGAAACCAACACATCATCAGTACCGATTGCAGGTGTTGCGTCGGTGCCGTAAGTGGTTTCTATTTTGACTGCCAAAAATTTCTTATTCGCTTTCATTGGCTAATGCCTCCCCTTGGGGTTGTTCGGTTTCCGGTTGTTCGGCCGGGCTGGCACTATCCGCCCCTACGGCCGGGCCTTCGATGCGGATGCGTTTACCGGTGGCCTGGTCAATAATGTAACTGCCGCCCATACCGTGCCATTCATCGACCTGCAAGGCTGGCGGGGTTCCCGCGTCCGGTACCGGTACCTCTGTTTTGTCGTTGGTTTTTTTCTTGACCATCACACGCTCCTGATTAAATGGGAAGTTACGAATTCTTCGCGCCGCCACAGCACGGCTTTGCTCATTTTGATGAGGCGGCCGGAGCGCTTTTCGATTGGATTAAATTCGTTGTCCGGACTCCAGGCGTGCAGCGCATTCAGTATCGCTGTGCGAATCGTGCGCATATCCGCCCCGGCATGCTGTCCGCGTGAATCCCTGAAATTCATTGTTGCGATCGCGACAACGAACCTGACCTTGTTCTGCTGGGACACAACCATCGTTCCGGTTGTGTTTTCGCTGGCATCATCACCTGCTTCAAACACATACGCCGACGGCGTTTGCTTAAGATCAGCCTCCGCGACGGCCAGCTCCGCCGAGCCGCCGACAAATTTCAGCGTCGGGACTTCGGTTTTCAGCCGTGCGATGATCCATTCCGGGTCAAACAGGGTTATCACGGCCAGTTCTCCGTCTCACCGAATGCGGATGTGCCTGATTCAAACGCCACACCGCCGCTGTTCTGGGATGTGCTGCCTACCGCCAGATCCAGATCGCCTTTCGCTACCGCTTGCAAAAATTCGATTGCCACGCTGTTCCTGTCCGCCACGCTTTCCGGCGCTTCGTTGCCGTGGAGCAGGTAGCGGGCGATGTCGCAGCCGATCCGCTTTAGCACCGCCGGTACCGTGGCCAGGGGCAGCGTGTAGCGCGTGCCAAGGTAAGCGTCCATCGTTCCAGTAGCGTCATCGATGGCGGCACCGAGCACGGTGGCGTCTATTTCGCCGGTTTGCTCGCGGTCGGTCAGTTGGATCAGCTCCTCCTCACCGTACCGGTCGATCATGTCCTGTTGCGTGCAGTAGGCCATCGCTATTCCGCTTTGGTTTTGGTTTTGCTGTCTTTTTTGCCGGTTTTAGATGCGTCGGAACCGGCGCCATTGGTCTGATTGTTGTCCGGAGAGCCGCCGCCGTCATCGACCAGATCTGGCGATTTTTCCGGTACCGCTTCAATCGCGCCGATCTTGATCAGCGGCGCGGCGTCTTCATCGCTCATATCGAGCAATTCACCCGGTACGCGCTTGCGGCCGCCGTGGTTAAGATAATCGATTAACACTTTGTACATTCTGGTCTGCTCCGGTTGGTTTGTTTTTAGGGCGCATGCGATGCGCCCCCCCATGGGTTGATTGCCGGGTTATGCGATGGCGTTGATGACTAGGAAACCGGCGTCGGCACCTGCAATTACGGGCGATACACTGTCCGTGCAGGGGTAGAGCCATGATCTATAGCCGTTGTCGTAATAAGCCGCCTCGGAGACCGGATAGCCGGACAGTTGATAGGTGTAGCCATAGCTCGGCGCGCCCATGTCGGCCACGGAACCGGTGTTGGTGTACGCAAGAATTACATCCTTGCCCCAGACATCTTGCATGTTGCCGTCGGCATCCTGATAAACGCCTTTGCCGATAACCACATTTTCGACTTCGAACAATCCGGCCAGAATTTCCGGCGTTGCCGAATCGCGCCCGGTGTATTTGATGCGCTCCAATACTTTTGGATGGTTTTTGACTTTCCGGAACACTTTCGACGGCAGCAGTATCGTGTTCGGGTCAACACCTACTTTTGCCCGTACCGCCTCTTTGTAGTCGTCGACATCGCGGATCGGATCGGATGTGCCGGAATAATCAGACCACTGGGCGGTGCTAGATAGCGTTATTTTATTGCTCGATGCGTATGTCCCGGCCGTGCGCGCAATGGTTGCCTGATCTATTTCAAGCCGCTGCAGGATAATGTTGCGGGCGAAATTAACCGCGCCGGTTGCCAGATTGATGCTCGGCGCTTGATTGGCGGCTTCTTGCAGATGCTCGACAGGCACCAATCCGCTGATCGAATGATCGGTCAGCGCATACGGCTTGCCGGTGTAACCGAATTGCGCAACCGCAACCTTCGATCCCGGCGCGCGCGCCGTGTTGTAAAGCCGGAAAGATTCCTTGCCGAATTCGATGATGTTGCCGCCGCGCAAACCGACAGGCACAACCGGGAACAATGCATTGCCGACGAATGCGGGGTTTTTATAACCGCGCGCGATCTGCGTGAGAACGGGATCGGCGACTAAAGGGGCTGCCATCTGGGACATTTTGGTACTCCTAATTAATTAAAAATCCATTCGGGCGCATGCCATGCGCCCCTACGTGGTTACGCTGCCGGGAGCACCAATATTTCGATGCGCTGTCCGGCACCGGTTGATTCCTGCAATGCGATACCGGTTGCCGTGCCCGTGTCATAAGTCAATGCGCGACCATCCGCGCCGGATTTGACCTTTGTTCCTTTCGATATCGAGCCGCCCGCCTCGATGATGGCCGTACCGTAAGTGTCGACGGTCATCGATGCACCATTTGCGGCGGTCATGCGCGACACGCCGATTGCGGCCGCCCCGGCGGATGACACTTGCGCGCCCGCCGGGGTCACGAAACGCTCGGCCGTTACCGCGCCGGATGCGGTCATGGTGAGCGGTAAAAGTGGGGTGAATTGCATGGTTGTCTCCTGAGTTTATTGATCGATACGGATGGTTATGCGGTACGCTCGACTGCCGCCACGGCCGTCAGGTACTCGGTGCCGGGATGCTGCTCGATGTACGCAAGTGCTTTGTCATGCAACGCGGCGGCTTTGGGGTCGACATCGAACCCCTGCGGAACATTGACTATTGCGCGCTGTTTGCCGGTTTTGCCGTCGTCCGCCGAGCGTTCGCCAAAATCGACGATTTTCGGGAAACTGGATAAAGCGGCCTTGAATTTGTCGACGGTCAGTTGCGCTGTGTTGCCCCCCTCGCTGAATTCGAGCGGTTTTTCCTGCGCCGCGATCAGATCCAGCGCAGCCACGGCCACAGCCCTAGCAACAGGCAATAGACGTCCGTCGTCGACCAGTTTGTCGCAAAAGGCTTCATGCGAGTCATGTCTGGCGGCGCGCTCGCGGTCGGCCAATGCCGTCTGTGCAGCAGCGGCCTGTTCCTGATAATTCGCGGATTGTGTCTCAAGCGCTGCTTTCTCGGCTTCCAGTGCTGCAATTTTCTTAGTAAGGTTTTTGAGCTCATCATTTTCCTGCGTCATTGGTTTCTCCGTGTGGTCGATTGGGCCGGTTTGGCCGGATTGCATGAGATTTGCGGCGGGGTGGTAGTACATTTGTTCCTCGTAAATCAACGCGCCGTCGGATTCCGATAAATTGACTGCGGGCAGGTTTTTCAGCGCCGGTGCGGCCGCACCCAAAAAGCCTACATGCCGCAAATAAAAAACGCCAGGCTTCGGATTGGCCGGGGAATCCGGCAAATAAAAGCTGGCGGAAATCTTTTTGAACCGCTTGGCGCGCACCATCTCGACAAAATTAGCGTCAAGATCACGAAGCTTTGCGGACAGCACCCCGCCCTTAATCGCGAGCGATTCCACCCAGCCCCAGGCCGGGCCGTTGTGTTCCGGGTGGCCGATGACCGCCGGGGCATCAAACAACGCCGGATCGTAAGCGGCAGCCGTTGCGGCCAGATCGGCATCCGAATAAGCGCGTTGATCGCCGCTCATTGCGGTGTGTGTGCCGGGTTTGAAAATTGGGATTTCGATATTCATACCGGACAGAATAGCCCGGCGGATCAGACTGTTAAATTAAAGCAGTTTAAATTTTAATAGGGGTGTTGCGGGGGCATGTTGGGGTATGTAGGGGCGAGTTGCACGCGCCCATGCAACCAGTGCGCATGCAATGCGCCCCTACGGTTGAATTTGTTTTTCCAGGTAATCGTTAAAAAGGCCGATGATCATTTCTTCATCTTCATCCGAAATGCCGATGAACGGACGGGCGGGGATGTCGCCCCAGAGGTGCGGGAATTCCGCTTTGGTGCCGCCGAATTGCTGCATGGCGGCATAAACGGTCGGGCTGCCGACTTCGAGCGTATCGTCGCTGAGCTGATAATTGATTTGATCCATCAATGTGCCGCCTGCCGTCAGCGGTTTATCGCGGCCCTTGCGCTTGATCGTCGACGCCTTATTGCGCGCCCACGGCGTACCGTCCGGCCCCGATTCGGTTTCAAAGCGTTTTTTGGTGGAATCCACCAGTTCTTCACCGATTTCCAGCAGCGCCGGGCGCGGATTGCCGCCCGCGTCGATCAGACGTTGCAGCAACCGCGTGACTTCCTGATCGTCGTAATCGACCTGGATGCGCATGATCAGTAGTAAATGTTATTGCGGACTTTGCAGATTTCCAGCGTTGCCGTGCCGGAAGAAGACATTGCAAAGATTTTATCGTCCTTTTCGACGATCACTTCGATCATGTTCCCGGCAATCAACCGTTGACTGTTTTCGTCCATCGTATCCAGCGCCGTGCTACCCGTCCGGACAAAACAGTCGACCAGCTCCTTGCAATAAATACTGTATTCACCGGCTGGCAGCGCCGCGGTGCCGGATGCAGTGGTTGCGTTGATCGATAAATCAGGCTCGCGGTCGCGATTTTTCAGATAATACGAGTTTGGCATTTTGCATTTCCTCCTGTTGATAAAATTTACCGCTTAAGCTATCCTGCATCGCATAGGCGGTTCGTTTCGGACGTATAGTTCGGGGGCGCGCAAGCGTGCATTGGATCCCGCCTGCCTTATTTTTTGTCCTTTGTTTTAATCACCATTGATTTCAGCGCAATGGCCTGATTTTTCTTCCCCTTAAGAATTTCAAATATCAGTCGCGCAATTTCATTTTTGCTCGTTTTACCCAGCACTTTGATTGTTTGATGGCCTTTGCCGCTTTGCTTGCCGCCGGATATTTCGCCGTTGCTAAAAACATCCATCACATCCCGAAAATCATCCGGTTCAGCCGGACGCTGTCCGCCGCCATCGAATGCACGGCTGCTTTCCACGTGTCGCACTGCATGACCAGGCAGCAGCACCATGTACCCGGTTAAGTCATCGTCAATCGTTTGTTTGATTCTCTCCGGAGCATCCACAAAACCCAGCCACAGATTTTCGTCCGCATTCCTCTCGGTCAAGGCTCGGCGCGCAAAACCGGCGATATCGGCCGTTGCATTGATGTAGCGGTTGACATCACGGCTCAGCGCCTTGCTGATCGCATCCGGCTGCTTGATCAATTTTTCCTGCACGAACTCGCGCAGCTTGGTATCCGTGCGTGCGCCAGGCTGATAATCGAAACCGTAATCGATGCCGTTGGGTACGGTGTGGTGCACACCGGCGCTGTCGATATGCGTGCGCGTTCCATCGTCCGGCGCTTTTGCGCCTTTATATTCGGATGCGCGCATCGCTTTGACGCGGCAACGGCAGCCCCAGCCGTTCGGCGGGTAGTGCGTCTGCCACCAGGGATCATCCTTGTGCAACACCATGCCAGACCAGCTCACGTGCAGCGGGCGCGGGTGCTGCACGGTGTCGTTGTGGATGTATTGCCAGTACGGCCGCACGCTGGCCAGATCCGGATCGTTCAGTTGTTTGTGCCTCCCGGCGGCGTAGCTGGTGGATAGATTGGTTTGATAAATCACCCGCGTGCGCCAGTCTCGCCCCTTTTGACTGCCGGAACCGGTCCAGCCTTCCCAGCCGTGTTTTTTGACGATATCGTTGAAGCGGCTGCGGAATGCGCCTATCGACTCGCCGTTGACGATGGCTTTATCCACCGCGTCGCGCAGATCATTGAGCAGATCCGCCTTGGCGGCACCGGCGACGATAAAAGCGCGATCGTGCGCGTTTCTGACAATATCATCCCAGCGCTCGGTCGGCAGATTGAGCTTACCCCGGAAGAAATCCACCTGCTCCTGGAACTGCTTATTAAACTTGCCGTCACCGCGCGCATTGAAAGCAATTTGCGTCTGGGATAGATTAAGCGGCATTCGTACCCCGATACGGAATCGATTTTAAGGGGTTCAATCGGGGTTCAATTTTGATTGTTATCGCCTTTGATAACCGTTGATATATCCAGGGCTGAGAAAACCGCACAAATCGCGTTTTATGCGGTTTCATTTTTCTTCCTGCACATCGTAGCGGCCGGACAAGTCCGCCGCGATGAACGCCAGCTCCATGACGTTGACGAGCTGACTTGAATCCAGATCGCCGTAAGCGGCCAGTAAGTCGTCGCGCAGCTGCTCGAGAGATTCGGCGTTGTCGACCAGGTCGCGTACTTTATCCAGCATCACTTTGCCAGCGTCGGCTGACTGATCCGCCAGAATGTCGGTTTGGCTGTCGCTGGATGTGGGGTCGATATCGGTTTCATCGTTTTCCGCGAAAGCGGTTTTTTTACCGCCGTCGCCGGATTGCGTGAGATTTGCGCCGCCGTCCGTTGCCGGTGCGGCGGATTCCTGCCAGTCTCCGCCGTAGGTTTCCTGGATGTATTTCAGCGTCGGCCTGAAACCCATGCCGGAAATTTTCACATCCCGGTCAATGCGCGCATTCAGATCTTCGTCCGAGAAGACTCGGTAAACCGTGGGCGGTACCGCGCCGGGGAAGTTCCACTCGGTCAGCCAGGTGATGATGGTGCGGTTAAACTGTTCCGATAGCATGTCGCTATCCGCTTTCAGGATGGCGTCCTTGACCGCTTCGCGTTCGGTGTCCCCGCCGAGCTTTCCGGCGGTGCCTTGGGCGGTGGCGGTTTGACCCAGGCAGACCATTAAGATCGCCTCGTTCATTTGATCGATGAAGCCTTTGTGATCCGCAGCCGAACTCTTCAGCGCTTCCAGCAGAATCACTTCCATGCCTTCCGGTACCACCACGGCGGAATCGCGTTGTATCGCCCGCAATGCGTCCAGCAATTTCTGCTGATCCGGCTTATCGGTTCCGGACGGGTATTTGCCCACGGCCGTGGGTGAGCTGAATTTGTCGAGATAAAACGCCCAGAACCGGGTGACATTGCGCTTGAGCCATACCAGCCAATACAAATAATGCGCGAGGCCGAGACCATACGGCGCATCGTCGTGATCCGCGCCGAACGTGGCGACGATAAACTTGCGATCCGGCATCAGTTCGCCGGGCATTGTGTTGTTGACGGTTTTCAGCCGCAGATTGCCTTCGCCATCAAAAGCGAAGCGCCGCCGGTTGCGCACCTTGACGCCATCGCGCGCTTTATCCAAGACGATGCGCGCGCCATCTCGGGCAACCATCGCCTCGCCGACCGAGAAGCCGTAAAAAACGCCGTACAGCATTTTCATCGTGATGCGGTCAAATTCAACGCTGGAAAGTTGTTTCTTGATGAAATTGGACGCTTCGATGTCGAGCGGCCTTTCTCCGCCCGGCTTGACTTCCCAAGGCTTGGCGATGACGCCGTAAATGCGTTGATTGATGCCGGTGCGCACACGATCGTCACGCAGCACATCGGCATAGACCTGATAATCGCCGCCGCCGCGTTCGACCACGATCACATCGTCAATCGGCGCATGCATCAGCGCAGACAGCCAGCCGCGCGTGATGTCGCGGCCGTCGCGGCTGGTGGCGATTTCCTGTAATTCCGGTTGTTCAGTTTTATTATCTGCCATTGAATCCGCTCCAATCTATTCTGCCGCCGTTATAACCGGTTGGCGTTGTTTCTCGATTTCCCGCGCTCATAAACTCAATCAGGCCGCCTTTCATTTCCCGGCTGGCGTAATAAGCCAGCGCGATGGCGATTGCCGCGTCGCCGTGGCGTTTTCCTTTGTCCTGCCCGGTGGTGCGTGTGTCCGGAATCCTTGGCACGCCGCGCACCATTTGCACTGCGCGCAGATCGTCCAGCACGTCGGCGTCTTTCGGTAGATCAACCAGTGTGCCGTCCTCAAGCGCCGCTTTGACCGGGGGCATGTGCTCGCGGTACCAGGATTCGGACAGCATGACCTGCTGGATACGCTGCGGGCCGTAGCGTTGCATCGCGACTTCGGCCAGGAATTGGCCGTTGCCGCGCGCATCGAACGCACCGCCGCGAAAGCGTGGCAGGCCGTCCAGCAGATAAAAAGCGACCTGCTCCTGCTGGCGGAATGGCACGTTGCGCAGCTCGAGCAGAAAGGGCATGCGGCGCGTAAGGTTCTGCATTTGCAGCAAGGGTGCATGCACGGTCAGATCGCCGGAGCGGCCGAAATCCTCGCCATTGAATGAGACGGCTTCTTTCGGCAGGCTATCCAGCAGCGGCTTGAGATTGGCAATCAGCCAATCCTGGCATTCCGCGTGCCGGGTGTGATCGGGCAGCAATTCAAAACCGTCCTTGCATTCCCAGCGCAACACCGGCGTGTAACCGGACATGCGCGATTCGATCAGGGCGCGGGTCAGCCACGCGCCGCTGGAATTGGCCGGGATGCAATCCAGCTCCTCAGCGGCACCGTCACCGTAAAATTCGTAAACGCTCGCCACCCAGGCGGTTTCTTCCTCCGCTGTCCATTCTTTACCCAGCCGCATGCAGACGCGCCGGTACAGCCCGTCTGCAACCGCCTCCCGGAATGTCACCCGGTGCACGCTGCCTTTGCGTTTTCCGGCGCGGATATCGTTGATCAGTTCGTTAAATTGATTGTCCTGGCCGTTGTGCGTGGAAATCACGCGCACTTTGCCGCCCCAGATCAGCATCGCCAGGGCGGCTTTCAGCAGCTCGCCCAGCTTCTCATGGAATGCGGCCTCGTCGATGACGATGGTCCCTTGGCGGCCGCGCAAGTTGCTTGGGCGGCTGGACAGCGCCACGATCCTGAAACCGGAACTGGGAAATCTTATCGTGTACGTCTTGATATGCTTGTCTTCTTCGTCCTCGCCATCCCAGAAGCCTTCTTCGATTTCACCGGCGGCGTAGTTAAACACCCGCGCCCACATCGCGCACGCCTGGATATACTCGATGGTCATGTCCTGGTTGTAGGCGATGTAATACACGTTCATCCCACCGGCCGAGCGGGCGGATGCTGCGGTCAGCACATTGTCCGACGCCTCTCCCCAGGTCAGCCCGGTACGGCGGGATTTCTCAATGACCTTGAGCGGCGAATCGTCCGCCACCCAGCGCTGCTGGTAGGCGAGCAGAACCGCAGGCGTTACATTGTCTGCGGCTGTGTCGGGGATGACGACGGGGATGGTCACTCGGCAATTCCCAGGATTTCACGGCGTATTTGTTCGCGGGATTGCGCCGACAGGCCGCCTTTCTTGGCGATTTTTTCAGCGGATGCGGCTGCTTTTTCGATGCGATCGCGCGCTTCGTCCTGCCATTTGCGATGTGTGACTTTGGCGCGGGCCAGGTTGGATATCGCCACCGCAGCCCGGCTGAGCAGCTTGACGCGCTTGGCCGGATCGCTTTCGGCATCCGCCTCTTGCAGGTCCACCATGACCTCGAACAATTCGGATTGCGCCATGCGAATCACGGACGCGCTCAGTTCGTCGGATTGATCCGGCGTATTTTTGGCCAGCATCTGCGCCGCTTCGGTGGCGGCACGAATGGCGGCCATGCGCTTTTCGATTTTCTGCCCGTAGCGGTGCACGGCGGCATGGCTGATATCATAGCCGCGCGTTTTGAGTTCTCCGGACAGCAATTGATAACCGCTGAAATTGCCCTCGGACAGGGCAGAATCCAGCCAGTCTTTGACTTCTGCGGGCAGGGTGTCTATTTTAGATTGGCGGGCCATTTTCCTACGCAACCTTTAATCACTTGCCTTCTGGCCGCTTGTCCAATCCTTTTTCTGCCAGCATTTCAGCCACGTCATCGATGTGGAGGCAATCAACCATGCAAGCGCCTTCTGTTGCGGGCTGAACAACCGCTATATTTCCGTTGCAGTAGTCGTTACCTGGTGTCGCGCCGTGAAGAACCCCAAAGGCAACAACTTTACCTCCTGCGAGTTTCACAAGCTTGTCCCCGTTTTTTGCTTCGCGTCCATTTCTGTAGTGCATTTCTATCTCCTTGAAACAATTTCCCCAAATTAGCGTGCAGGGGTTAACACGTAACTCACCACTTCGGCGGCCGTGCAACACCTTCCGGTGCGGCCGCGCGAAAATCCACCACGTCCTCGCCTTCGGCGGTGATTTCTGCGTGCCAGAGCGCCTGGTTTTCGTTCACGGTGATCAACTTTTTACCTTTGAGATAGCCCAGCTCCTTGCGCACCATGTCGAGCGTTACCCGCAGCGGGATGTCGTGCGCCGTGCGCAACAATACATGCTCAGAGGTGCCGTAGGGCCGGGCGTGCCACAGCGCCAGCAGCAATATCCAGCGCAGGCTTTCGCGTTCCGCTCTTGCGAGATCGACGATATCTTGCGAGTTCATTTTTTCCTTAGCTCCATTAGCAATTCATAAAGGCGATCCAGCTTGCTGTTGACCGCGGTGTATTCCCGGATGGAATCCTCGCGCCGCTGGTATTCGATCGGCAGTTGCGTCATCAGCCGTTTCAGATCCGCGTCGGTTTGTCTCAGGCTGGCGTCGATCTGCATCCACTTTGCGGTGCAATCGTCATTGTTGGTTTTGAGCCGTTCGTCCAGATTCCGGATCATCCGCCCGATCAGCCACTTGATGATGCCGATCAGAAAAGCCGTCCAGGCTGTCATCAATCCAACCGCCCAGATAAGCACCTGCCATGTAATCGTTATATCCATTTAGTGCCGCGCCTCCCAATCGTCCCGGCATTCCGGCGAACACCAGCGCACGTCCGGTTTCACATCCTCGCCGCAAAACAGGCATTCGCCGGTGGCGGAGGCTTCCGGGGGGCGGTTTCTGGCTTGCTGCACAAGCTTTTCATTCATCATGTCGATCAATTCCCCTGCGCGGTCAATGTCGTCCATTCAATCCCGCATCCCATATTGCAATCGCCTCTATGCGGCCGGTGCATTGTTCGTACAGTTTTTTGACTGTTACTGCCCAGGCGGCGATGTCGGCGTCGGTGGTGTACCGGTCGACGCTATCTGCGGCAGGGGTGGCAGCGGCTCGATCAGCGCTTCCGGTATCCTTGGGCATTCGTTGTTGTTGAGCCGCTGTGGTGTTGAGCACGCGGCGAGCATCAGCAGACAGGCAATTGCGGCCGGTCGTATGTTTTTTGAGTTCATCGGTCAAATCCTCGGCGTGTTGCTGGGTTTTGATCAAGCTTCCGGTCAGGTGGCTGAACGCACGGCTGGCGGCGTTTTGTGCGTCGCGCATCCGGTCGGCGGTTTCTTTTTCATGCGCTTCGAGCATTTTTTCCGTATCCAGCTCGCATTGCATGAGATTTGCATCGCCGATTTTGTCGGCGACAAAGAAGCCGCCGCCGAATCCGATCAACAGCGCAATGGCTATTAAATATTGCATGCTAGCCGATGCGTTTGACTGCGGTGATGCGACCGTACAGCGAGAGCAAGCCGCCCAATACAGCGGATATTTGCTCGGCCAGGCCGTTGGTGTCGCCGATATCGAAGCCGAACATTAGCGAGACGGATGCCGCAATAGTAACTACCGAGCCGATCACCGTTTTACTGGTCAGTGCGCTTTTGGTTTCTTCCATGATTTCCTCCTTGATTGGGGCGCAAGCATTGCGCCCTTACGAAATCCCATCGGGAGCGACCCGCCAGACCAGGTGGTGACGAACACCTGCGGCATGACAGCCTTGTTCCCCCGATGGGGATTGCCTTACTTGCTTGAGGGATCAGTATCGCGGAAAGCGCGGATTGGCTAAATTAAAGCGGTTTAAATCTTGGGGGGATATGGTGATGCGAGATTAAAACGAGGTGTGGATTTTGCATCAGAACCCGCCGAAGCGGGTTTGTTAGTCAGTAGGGGCAAATAATCATTTGCCCCTACGTTGCGCGTCGATTTATGCTGCTTGTTTCGGCATTTCCAATCCGCTTCTGGCTGCTTCGTATTCCGTATTCAGGAAGTTGGTCAGCATGGCCAGGTCGTCTCTGGCATCGGTGCTGCTGATATCCACATCCGGGCCTAGCAGGTTGGACAGAGCGCGCCAGCAGGCGGCGATTTCGTCCATGCGGTTGATGGCGTCTAATTGTTCGCGTGTCAGGCTCATTTGGCACCTCCGGCGATCAATGTAAACCCGAGTTCGCGCATTCTGGCCAGGTTGGCCGGGGGTTTGAGCAGGCCGCAGGCTTCCATGCGGCGGCGGTGTTTGCGGATGGTTGCCACGTTGCATTTAAGCAGCAGGCCGATTTCCGCACCGGTCAGGCCCATACCGATATACTTGGCGATGCGGTTCCACAGCGGCTTGGCTTTCAATAGCTCTTCGCGCGCACGGCGGGCTTGCACTTCTTCGACTTGGCCGGGGCGCACGGCATCCGGTAGCAATACCGGTTCTTCTCTTGCGATTGCCAGCTTCAAGGATGCGAAATTTCTAAATTCCTTGCCGATTTTGGTTTTGGCGAAAAAACCAAGCTTGATGCAACCGGTGTCTGAAAAAATGTGTGTTTGTCTATCGCCTTTTAAGGTGGTCAAATTGACCACCGCTACATCTTGCTCAGTAAATTCATCCTTGTGGCGTTTGTATAATTTCAGAATTGCCCGGCGCTCTTCGCCGACAGAATAGCCAAGACATTTACCGGCTTCTTCCGATGTCAGCCATCGCCTTCCGGCATGTTCAACGATTGTGATTGATTCACCGAGAAATTCGGATGAGATAAGTTGATTTGTCATTTTGATGCTCCTTCTTAGGGGTTATGCCCATAAAGGTATGGGCGGCCAAGAGCTAAGAACCGGCATCAGTCGGCGGAGTTATTCGCGGCAAGCCGCTATTTTATTCCTCGCACTCCCGGCCATCAAAACGATGGACGTAAAAAAACCACAACTATCGGGCGCGGTCTCCGCTGATGCTGCTCGTGTTCTTAGCACTTGCGGCGAACCATACACCCGTTATTTATTATTTGTCAACTATCAATTTCTGGCTCATAATTTCCAGATGGATGAAAAAACAAAAGCCGTTCTCAGAGAGCTGATCGAATCAAATCTATGGCTGACTCGCGCCGTAACTACGCTTGCGACCCATAACCAGGAAGAGATCGACGAGAACTTTGAAAAATACATGCTAATCAATGCCGAGGCGATTGAGAAAGCCGCTAGGATTCTTCATGACATTCCCGACACCGATTGATAAACATCTTTCCAGTGCCGAAAAATTCAACCGCGCCAATATTCTAGCAAAGCGCGGAGGGGATTCCGGCGGCACTACGCCGCCCTCAGGAATAGAATCCCGCGTTGCCCGCCTGGAAGCTTCCGTTTTACACATCGAGTCCGATATCAAAGATATAAAATCCGATATCAGGGACTTGCGCAAAACCGACGAAATCAATTTCCGCATTACGTTCGCAGCAATTATTACCACCGCACTCGGACTTGCCGGTTTGATGGCCAAGGGTTTTGGCTGGTTGTAATTCATTTTCGTTAGTTTCTTTACATTCTGATTGTTATAAGTAAAAGCAAACCGGTTTACTTTTACTTATAACCACCAGGGGCGCAAGTGATGCGCCCCTACGGGTCAATACTTAAATTGATTGAATGAGCTCTTGACCGGGCATTGTGGGTCTATCACGTAGCTGGTTTGGTCGAACTTATTCCATGCGCCGGTTCCTGCGCCATCCACGACCAGCATTGAAATCAACCCAAAATCTATCAGGATTCCGAGCAAGGTTGTTGCGTCAAATGATTTCGATGCGGGAATTGAAACCGCATTGCAGCCTTCTTTGCGGGCCGTGATGATGTATTCTTCCTTTTTCTTGAATGTGGTTACGGTATTACCTTTTCCGACCAACGCTTCGTTGACGTACAACTCTACATCCGGTTGATTGCTGCGGATCGAAACTTGTTGTGAAGCCCCATTAAATATGGTTGCGCATCCCGAAAGCGTAACTGTTATTACCGCTATGCTGATAATCCTTCTCATAATTTCCCCTTTTTAGTTAAAAATATATTATTGCGAACAGAATCATAAAACAAACAGGTGTTGGGCGCGAGCATCGCGCCCCTACGGTTAATTTCTTATTTTGCTTCTAATGCCTCTGCCGATGGCTCCGGTTGGCTGGCCGGTGCCGGTTTGTTTTTCCTGCCGCTTGCTGAACGGTTCGACCGGTTGCCATTCGTGGGTTTCTACTGTTCCGTCGTCGTAGGCAAACAGGGTAATGATGCTGGGCGATAGTGTGAGCAGGGTTAAATCGTCGACGTAGCCGTCATCCGCGCGGATTGTTACCTTGGCGGTGTTTTTTTCTACTGAAATAATTGCTCCGCCGCTGTTTTGCACGACGTGATCACACACGCCGGATTCGCAATAGGTAATGTCTTGGACGAGGCGGCTGCCGTTAATTCTCATGCTGCCATTTACCGAGAAACCGCCTAGCGCTGAGTCATCGACTGAGCCGTCATTCCAGGTGATTACTGCGCGTTTGAGTGTGTAATTTTGCGCGCTGGCTGGCGATACAAACACGGCTAAAAACAATGCAGCGATTAATAGGTTTGATATTTTCATGCTATCCCCTAAAGTTTTTTAATTTTTAATCGATATCTAAATTGCTACTTCATGGCATCGATGCCCGGCGGAACATTGCCGGGCGTCAATCAGTCAACCTCGGATACTTTGTTGGCGATATCGATATCCTTAACTCTGCCGCAAGACACGTCGCCATCATCATTTTCCGCGCAGAGGTAATGCACGATTAGAATCTTTTCGTGCTGTTTCGGCCACACAAACTCCATCACCCTGTTACCTGCGACCACTAACATGCCGAGCACAAATACCAAGATGCAAAATTTACCGGCATATTTTAAATTTTCCATCACATTCTCCATATTGTGTTAATCATCCAGCTCTTCGCCGGTACCATCGCATTCCGGGCATTCGCCAGATCCAAAACAGCAGCCGCATTTATTGCCATTCTCAAGCCCTGTTCCTTCGCACATCGGGCAATTGCCGGTGCCGTTGCAGTTCATGCATTCGTCCATTATTTTCTTAATCCCATAATCGCGCCGAAGGTGTTTTCACCGGCTTTGAACATCAGCATCCGCTCATCTACCTTCGCGCAAAACTGCAAATCCGGTTCTTCGATGACCAGGCTTAGATATTTAGCCTGGATTTTGATGCCCAGAATCTCCACCGCAGCATCTTTTTCAAAAACATTCCCGGAGCCTTCACAGTCCGGGCATGTTTGGTCTGTTCGCGTGTCGGTTTCGTAGCCGATGCCTTCGCATGATCCGCATGTCAGATCATAATAAGTATTGAAGTTGTTGCTGGCATCCACGACGCCGTCCCCTTGGCATTCTTCACATTCTTCTTTGGTTGCGTGACCACCCCCTTTGCAGATAGGGCACCAAATTTTTTCCGGCCATGCGATTTGCTCTTTGTCGATTGGTGCGTAACCGCTGGCGGATTCTATGGTGTCGATTATTATCATGACGTAGCTCTCATTCACTCTGAGCTCATAATATGGCCATTCAAAGTCGTGCAGAATTAACATGACGTGTCCGTTTGTTGCAACCACCCTCTTGTTGAGCAAGAACGGTTGATTTAGCCAGTCGCGGATATCCTCGCCATTGCCGTGAAATTTATTGATATCGACCATGGTTATCTCCCAATGCACTGACGACGCAGGCCAAAAGCCATTTCCAGCGCATTTAAGGCCGCGCTTTGTTGCAAGGCTGTTTTCTCGGGGTCTTTTTTGTAGTCCGCCATGATTTCCGGCAGGCGTTCCGGTTGGACGTCGTATAGATTTTTTCTGCCGTGAGCGAAACTCACGACGGTTTTTTTAACGTTTGCGCGACGCAATGCCGATTCGGCCGTTGCGCGGCTGCATTTCAGTAATTTTCTGATTTCGTGGATGGTCATCATGTTTAAATCTCCTTTAATTATTCGAACAGTTCCGGCTGCACTTCACGCATTTTGATTGCTTGCATTTTCTTGACGATCGAGTACACCCATTGCATGCTGATTTTGTATTTGCGCGCTAGCTCGGCGTGGTTTGAGCCGTTGAATTCATTGTAAATTTGCAGGTCGCGTTCGTGGATGTACATGCCGAGACCTTCCGGGATATAAACCAGTTGTTTTTTCCATTTGTCGGCGATGCTGCGTGCCAATTTCACGCCGATATGGCTGGCTGTTACGGGGTCTATTTCGATGCTTTCCCGCAGTATTTCCGCCGTTTTTTCTGCCAGATCGGACAACAATTCGGGCATTTCTGCGTTGCTGGTCGGTTGTTTCATGGCTCTAATATCTCCTTCATCCGGGCTATCGCCGCCATCCGGATGTGCTTTTTGCTGTTGCTCGGCGCTGTCAGTTTCAGCGGTTCTAGCCGTGCCGGGAGCGACAGCAGCAGTTGTCTTGGCACCGGCCAGCGCTCCGAATTCAAGGCGAGTTGCCGGAATCCTTCGCTGATCCTTGTCTCATCCAATGCGGCGCACCAGGCGCGCGTGGGCCATAGCGTGTCGATCCAGGTGGCGGTGGTGAGTTCGATGGTTGCCGCTGCCGGGGTGCCGTCGAGGCTCAGTACGTAGAGCCGCTGCACGCCGCTGGCGATGGCCACTGCAAACCATTTTTCCGCCTTTTTAATCATATCTATCCTTCAGGCTTTCGATGCTCATCAACGCCTGCTCGGTTTTGCTCATGCGCGCGCCCTTGCCGGTTTGTGGTTTTGTGCAAGTTGGTAAGTTGGCGGATTTTTCTACACTTTCCACCACGCTTTTTAAATAATTGTGATTTTTCATCGAATCACCACCTTTTGCGCGGATCTGCTCGACGGTTTTTGCCAGAGCTTCCGCGAGCGTTGCATGATCGTTTGTCAATGCCATAACCTCCTGGCACAGCTTCAAAGCGCGGTCATTCGGCAAATCGCGCTTGGGTGTACGAAACAGGCCGAGGTACGTGACCATCGCACGCGACAGTTCCGCGTCCATACCGGAGAGGATGCCGACTAGCCTGGATGCAGCTTCGTCCTGGATAATGGCTTCCAGTTGGATGTGGCTGTGGCAGACGGGGCAGCGGCCGAGGTTCATGGTTGCTCCGTTGGGGATGCGATGGGCGCATTGCCATGCACCCCTACGGTTTTTTCGCGGATTTGTTGCAGCCAGCGGCGCAGGCCGGTGATGACATTGGTCGCTTGCCATTGCATCAGGAAGCGCACGTTGTCGACCGTGGCGGTGTGTTGTATGAATTTGGTCAGGCGTTCGTCATCCAATCCATACGTCCACCCCATTTGCAGCGCCAGTTGTTCTATTTCACCCAGTTGCCGGGTGGATGGTCTGTCCCAGCGTTTGCCGCCTTTGCGCGGCGGGTGCGGGATGCCGATTTGCGCTCCGAGGCGCTTGAGGTGCCAGCACCAGTCGAGCAGTTCATTGTCCGTCATGTCGCGTAGCGACCCCTTGCCGGTTTTGTCATGCTGCATTTGCCGCCGCATGTCGTCATCCCAGCCGAGCTGCTGGCTGGCCATGTGCGCGAGACCGGTTAACACGTGCCGGTTGATCGCGCTGGCGGTTTCATCGGTTTTTCTTCTTTTTGGTTCCATGTCCGTAATCTCGTTTAAAAACCCGCCTGATGGCGGGTGTGAGTTTTAGCCCATATGTGGATGCCAACTGATATTCACGATGTCTTTTATCGTGATGCAGCCGCGCACCTCCGGTGAGAGCGGATTGTCCGCGTCGCAGGCGATTTCGATCAGGTCGTTGGTGGCGATTTCCTCATCCGTGACCAGGGTTGCAAAGCTTTTTCCGAGCACGACTTTTAACCGCTCTATATTGTTTATGTAAGCACCCTTCGTTTTACTGATGTAAATGTTGCCCAGGTTTCCGATGATGTCCATGTCATATCCGTGCCGTTTTGTTATTTCCTTGTTTGCGGCTTTGATAAAATCTTTCAGCTCTTGATCGTGCGTTATCCGCCATAAACCTTCGTGGATAATTGCCGCGATATCATCATCGACGGGGTAGGTGTCGCCTTTCTTATCGATCATTTGATAGTTAACCGCTGGTGCCGGCGCCGCCGCCTGATTAACTTCCTGATCCAATGCTGCTTGATTGCTTGCTGCCATTTGCTTGCTCCTTATGGTTGCGTTTCACGCCCGGCCAGGCGTTTTTTGCCCTTATGTGTTGGTTATAACTTGGAAAAATCGAGCGATAGCTGTTCAAATTTTTCGCCGTTACCGATGCGCCGGTAAATGCGCATGTACGTTGTAGTACCAGCGACTTGCATCGAGTCTTGCACGGCTTTCATTGCGGATTTCCATTGTTCGTCGTCAATTTTTAGCCGTGTCAGACCGAGCACGCGGCCTACGGAAATCTTGCCTTCTTTGTCGGTCTGAAATGCGTGCTCTACCAGGGCACGGATTTCAGCGCCGCTGCCTTCCGCCCATTTATGGATACATTCATCCACCAGCTTCTTGGCGATCTGCAAGCGCTCATCGAATGTGATGCATTCGGATACGTCGATTCTGATTTTGTAGCGGCCGTCAAAGCTGGAGAAGGTCGTATTACCCTTTTTACCGCCCATATTGACGCCGTATTTTTCCGCCGACAGGTCTACGAATGCGGACAGGTCAGCCATGACATCGCGCTTGAATACGGACATCTGTTCTCGCAATTTCTGGCTTTTGGCGATGATTTCGCGCACCAGATCGTCGCGGGCGATGTCGATATCGTTAATCATGTCTACCGGCACCAGGTGGCCTTGGGCGTTACGCATGTAGCCTTCCGGTGTAGCTTTGGTTTCCGTGGTATGCATCGTTTCTCCTTTGATTAAAATGGCAAATTCTTTTGCGCTTCGCGTTTGGCTATTTCCAGATCGCCCCAAGAAATCAGGCATCCGGCAATTAGCAAACCCGAGTCCGTCGCTAAAACAGAAATTTGCAAAGCTGGGTAACAAGCCGCCACCAATTTCCAGCAATGCTCGTTTTTATCGTTAAATCCTTCTTTCGTGACCATTCTTCAATCCATTCTCAATCGATCAGTTCAGCCAATCGGCAGCCGGTGCAGTCATCCCTCGGGCAGGCTGCGCAGATGCTGTCGTGGCCGGCTGCTCCGTTGTTTTCACTGACCGCTCTTTCAACTACTTTTAACAGTGCTTCGTACCGTTCCACCGTTTCCGCCGCCGGATATTTGCCGTTTTTCAAGGCCGACGCGGTGGGCTTGGATACCCCCAAGACCGCCGATATTTCGCTTAATGTGAGATTCATGCGGCATCGCGGCGATTTGCAAACCAGTTGAGCGCGGCATCCAGGATGCCCATCGTGAGCGCCTGGCTGTTGTTGAGTTGCGCCAACCGCAGGCATTCACCGGCGAGTTCCACGGCTTCGCCCCAGTTGCCTTTTCTGCATCCGGTCCAAAACCGGGTGGCGATTTCCTTGTCCACTTCGCCAAACTTTGGCGAGAGCAGGAAACGGGCGCAGTCGGCGCGATCCAGGTGGCCCATGCGTACGCGCTTGGCACCGATGCGGCGGCCGAGTTGCAGCAGCAGCGGTTTGGTGCGCGCGTTGGCGAATTGCCGTTCATACAGTTCGGTACCGACCAGCAGGACGGCAAAGCCGCATTCGTCGGCGATGTAGCGCAGCACTTCGAGTGCTTGCCATTTGAGCTTGTTGGCTTCGTCGACGATTACCACCGGTTTTTTTGCCCCTTGTTGCGGGTATTTTTCGAGCAGTTCTAGCCAGCGTGTCGACGGGCCTTCTATTTCCAGTCCGGCTGTGATTCGCGCCACCAGTTGATAGCGTGTCATGCCTTCGTGGCAGCAGATGCGCACGCCGTCGAATTCATTCAGTACCGCGTGCGCGGCTTGCGTTTTGCCGGTGCCGGTTTCGCCGACGATTTCACCGACTGCCGCGCCGTCTGTTTCGATCAGCAGTTGCGCGAGTTGCAGCGCTTCGCGTACTGGTTTGGTTTTTTGTATGTCGATGCCCATTTTTAAGCCCCTTATTTACAGATATTCAAATTCGATTCTGTTTACTAACTGGTCCTGCTTGCATTTATTGTAAAAACAAAACATCCGAACGAAGTCCTGCGGTAAAAACTCAGGGAATCCCTCCAGGATGCAATCCTCTTTTGTGATCACATTCAGCGGTTCTGCTCTTACGTTCACAACCCTAATCATTCCGAGCCGCGTTACTTTTTGGCCTTTTCGCAACCCCATAGATTTCTCAACACCGCATAAAACCGTTCCTGGTTTCAGGTGCGCCCACCCTAAGCGTCGCGTCACTGTTTTTGTTTTTTCCAGAAAAGCGCACCTGGTTAATCCAAAGCTCATGTTCCTAGCCATACTTAGCTCTCCATATCGCGTCTTCCGGATCCTCATCCACGTTCCAGCGTTTGATTTTGGTGTGATCCGTTTTATTGGCCGCTTCGATCAATGCCGCCTCGGCTCTTTGTTCCAGTGCCTTTTTCTTGGCTGCGATCAGCGCCTTGGCTTCGTCCGACAGCTCGACATGCGTGGCCTCTGCCTGCGCTCGCTCGACGGTTTGTTCAACGCCCATCAGTTGCCCGCGCGATCCGATGACGTCCATGACATCAATCGTTTGCACTTGGCCTGCCATGTTTTCAATTACTTTGTTGAGCACGCCACGGCGGCGACCCGCTTCGACCGCTCCGGCGTTATCGAGCAGGCCATATTTGTGATTCGGTAGCGCAGCCCCCAAAAAGCGGCCGTCATCGAACACAAACAGGCATTGCGGGTCGTGTTTGGGGTAACGCACGTCGACTTTTTTATCCAGCCCCACCAGGAAATCCGCGTACCATTCGCGCCCGGCATAGTTGATGATGCCTGCGCGCACTTGGCGTTTTTCTTGCTCCGAGAATGCGAGCAGGAGCACTTCGCGGTCGACGCGCACCGGTTTCCAGCCGTTGTTCAGGTGCATGTCCAGCGCTTCTTGCGGGGATTTGCCGTTTAAGTGCCCGCTTTGCGGGGTGGCGTGGTAGTCGGCCATGGCGGCTGCGACGAAAGCTTGCAATTCATCAAATGGGATTGGCTTAATGGCTTCACCCAGGTTCGCGCTGCGCTTGGTCATGCGGTTGCCGCCCTGGAAGGCGGGGTGCCAGCCAAACAGGTGGCGCAGGTTGCCGAATGCGCCTTCGATCAGTTTGCCGCGCGGTCTGAAAGGAATTGAGCGCACGATTTTGCCGGATGGCGGCAGCGTGGCCGCGATTTCTACACGTGTTGTATTTCCGGACAAATAAGCCAGCTCAGTCCAGGCATTGAGCATTTCTTCCCATTGATATTCCGAGCCGTTATCCAGATATAACCGCATGGCCATGCCGAACGGGGAGGATTCGCACAGGTTGGTAAACGATAAGGCTACGTGCTCTTGCCGCACGCCGGTTCCAGGTGGGCATAGATATAATGTGGTGAACATCCAATTGATTGCGGCGTCCATCCAGCAGATCATGCGCGCGTAGGCAATCGATCCGTCCGGGCGCAAGGTTGGAATGTCGAGCGGCGAGACGTCGCCAAACACCAGGTCACCGGGTTTAAATCCATCGCGGGTGCGGGCGACGGCGGGGAGGTGATTATCGTAAACTGATTTGCCGTCACGCTCCGCAATTCCGAGCAGCCTGAAATCTTTTTCGGCCTCAACGAACCGCTTAGGAAATTTGATTTTGCCAATGGCGCGCGCGGAAGTCTCATCGATTCCGGCTTCGATCATTTTTAAGCCCAGCTTTGCGATAGCTTGCCCCCAGATTTGCTTGGGCGATGTGCCGCCTGCCGCCCACAGGGCACGTACCATTTGCATCAGCTCCTCGGCTAGGGTGATGATCTGCTCGCGCGGAATGCGCAAGCCGGTCATGACGCGCTCGAATTGCTCCGAAACCAGCACGCGCGCTTGGCCTAGATCGGCGCGGTGTTTGTCTACCAGCGCTACCAGACCGCCGTTCTGATAACGCTCGACCCATCTGTAGATGGTGGCTGCCGAGGTATCGTTTTGTTTAGCTATTCCCTCTATAAATGCGCGTCTCCCCGTAAATCTTGCGGGTAGTTTCAATATCGGTTCGATAATTCGCAACCGGAGCGCGGCTTCAGCTATGCGCGCTTCGCGGTTGTCGTCCTGTACTGTTTGCATGATCATTCCGACTTGAATTTCTTGTTTTCCCTCTGAAAAAGACCCGGCATCCGCAGAAAAGGAAGAAACTGCGGAGCCGGATGAAGGGCGTTTCTCGTTAACGCCCGGAGGGAGACTGCATGGCAACGCAGTTCCGCTGAACCCACCCGACTGCGTGGCCGCGCAGTCATCAACGGGCAAGGGCGTACCCGCTTGGATGGGTTCAGCGGAAATGGCTGACATGGCTCGCTGTCTTACTAAAAATTCCTCAACCAGTTGTTGTACCATGATTTTTTGGCCTTTTCTCTCGATATACTCCGGCAGTTCCGAGACGATCCAGACAAGCTTTCCGCCGGTGCCGACGCGAATTCCTGCCGGCCATGACGGGTATTTTTTCCAGCGATTACGCACCGTCCTTTCATCGACACCACAAGCCGCCGCAATCATTACTGAGTCGATTCTGTCTTGGCTTTTCATGCGGCATCCTTTGTCAGGTAGCGTTTTCCGGACAGGTATAATTCCTCGTAGATCGAGTCGCTCTTGATATCCAAATCGCACAGTGGCAATAGAAAATCATTTTCGGCGTCTCGAAGGATTTTCTTGGTCATGGATATTGCATAAAGCCGCGCCCCGGTTATAAACGCATCATCTTTAAATACACACCTGTTTCCTTTTACGCGCACGGCTTGACGCACCAGCGCCTGCGTGATGGCTTCCGCCACAACGCGCCCAAGCGTTACATTGCCAAGACCTATCAGCACTTCAAAAAGACAATCAACATCCTGGTCACGCAAATCGAAATCAATCAACGGCCAGGGAAGCATGTGCTTTCCGTTCTGATTACTCAT